TATTACCGGCCACCAGTGGATGCCACCATTCCAGGTCTTGGCCGTTGGCCACCCGCACATAGGCGCAGCTGTCCGGCAGCCAGTCGATCTGACGGACGATTTCCGGGGTCAGCTTCATGCAGTTGGCGACCCGCTGGTTGCGGTTGGAATAATCCGTGCAGCGGATGGTCTCGTGATCCAGCAGCGGACAGGCCAGATCGGTCTGGAACAATTCGCCGTTTTCCTGGGTACGGAATTTCACCATGCAGCATTTGCCGCAGCCGTCGCACAGGGCTTCCCATTCCGCATCATTCAGCTGCTCCAGGGTTTTGCTTTGCCAGAATGGTGCGTCCATGTTCGGCCCCCTAAGCCATCTGCATGGCTTCTTGGACCGCTTGCATCCCCATGGAACCACCACCCGGCTGGGCCATTTGGCTGGGCATCGGTTGTGGCGAACCCATGCCCGTGGGAGGTCCAGGCTGGCCCAGGCCGGGGGGGATCGCCGCCATCATCATGGGGGCGGGACCGCCCATGAGTTGTTGCGGTGGCGGGATCGGAATTTCATCGACGGTTTTGGTCTTGGTCTTGACGCCGCTGTAGTCTTGCGGGATTTCTTCCGTGATGATGGTGATCTTGGCCGTCAGCAGGGCATCCGCCATGGCCGTGGCGTCGGTTTCGGCAAAGGCGTAGTCAGCCATTTCATAATCCCATGCATTTCCCACATTTCGTCAAGCGTTGGTTTTTTCAGCATTTCCTCATGCCAGTCCGTTTCCGGCTCTTTCGGCTTCAGATTACGGTACGCCATGGCCAGATATCTAAAGGAATCCGCCGCATGGGAAGCCCAGTTATGCAGCGGGCTTTTGCGGAAAACCCGCTTGGTGTCGTCCCATTCCCGCTGGTAAGACCGCAGCGCATTCAGCCCCTGCTCGCAATTCAGCTCATCAAAATAGCAATGCTGCAACAACAGCCGGGCGGCGTTGATGCCGTCGGCAATCTTGTGGTTGGGCACGATGCGCGGGCGGCGGCCCATGTTCACCAGGGTCTCGGCGCGGGTTCGCCCGGTGCCCAGTTCGCGCACCTTGGCATCATGGGGCAGCCAGTCGTCGCCGTACCAGTAGCCTTTTCCCAGGGGGACGTTGTTATGCTCGTAATAGTCGATAATCCGCACTTCCCCCATGGTGACCTGGAAGAACCACAGCACGCAGCTGTCGGAGATGCCCAAATCCCAGGCCACATGCACGGGGATGGCCGGGTCATGCTCGATCCGGGTGATGCGGCCTTCCTTTTCCACATCGTCGATGATGCCGCCGTAATAGCTGCCGCGAATGGCGGCGGTCCAGGAGCATTCGAACTCCTGCTGGTATTCGTCTTCGCCCATCTCCCGGCGGGCCGCCGCTAATTCGGCGGGGTCGATCACCTCGGTTTCCGAAGCCCGGTAGATGGCGCGGTGCCATTCCGGGTCGTCGGCCACATCCTCGTAAAGACGCCAGAAATGGTTGCGCCCCTTGGGGGTGCCGATAAAGATGGCGGCGCCCTTGCGGTCCACCAGGGCGGGGCGGATGATTTCCGACCAGACGCGGGGGCTCATGTCGGCATATTCGTCCAAAACGCACATATCCAGGTAAATCCCGCGCAGGGCGTCCGGGTCGTCGCCGATTCCGACTGGTTGATCCGGGTGCCGGGAATATCGCGGGCGTAATAGCACAGGTAATCCCAGGCCACTTGCTTGGCTTGCCGATAATAGGGCGCCAGATACATGAAACGCCCGTCGTTGCGCTCGGTCTTGATTTCCAGCGCCCTTCGCAGCAGTTCCGTGACCGCATAGACCGACTTGCCCCAGCGGCGGTGGGAGACGCAAATCTTGAATCTGGCATTATTTCGATGCAAATCGAATTGTTGCGGGCGGGGGGTATAAGGAATCTTGATCTCAATTTCCGCCATCACTCACCGTCACCTTCCTCGCCATTGTGGGAAATATCCCTGATCTGCTCTTTCAGCTCCGCAATCCGCTCGGCTCTGGTGCGCCGCCAATCGGGTAAATCCGCCCTGGCCGCCGCGAGTCATCTGGTTGATTTCCAGGGTGCGAACCCGGTCAACCAGCTTGACGATCATGGTCTGGTTGCCGCGCAGCGCCTGGAGAAGATCGTCCTGCTGGTTGGAAATATCGGTCTTCAGGTCTTTCAGCAGAAACTGGATCAGCTTCCACAACCCAATCCCCAGACACAACGCCACCGCCAGGGGAATGCCCAGTGTCTCGATCAGCTTGACGATTGACTTAAGTTCCATCAGACCCCTATGCAGAACTCTATGCGGAACTCTATGCGGGCGGCTTGAACGGCGGTGAGAAGAAGCTGGAAATAATCAGACAGGTCAGCTTCTCGGTGGAACGCACCAACAGGCTATAGCTGATCCCTCCAGTAGACCGGCGGCTGAGAAACAATTCAATCACCACGCTGCCGGTTTGATCCAGCCCGCGATATGCCAGGGTCTCATGCTGGCGCTCAAGCATCGCCCTGATCTGCACATAGGGACCACACAGCAGAGCCGCCTGGGACTCCCCGGAAAACAGCAGCACCACAACCAACCAAAAAGCACATAATGCTTTTTTCAATTTTCTATTTCTTTCTGGGGTGTTACGTCAATCAGTTCAGTGCTTTCTTTAGGGGGCTCCAGGGCAAACGTCACGGTGATATTCTGTGGGATGCCCTCATGCGCGGTCTTCGGCGTATCAACCCAACCAGCCCTGGCCTTGAGCCAGAATATCGATGCAATGGTGTCCTTGCCAGAAGTCGCCCGGCCATACAAACTACGGGCCACATTCAAATTGGCCTTGGCCGCGCCCGTGTCCAGCTCCATGCGATAGAACTTCCGCAGGGTCTTGGGGTTCACATCCAGTAAATGAGAGATCGTAACCTGATCCAAACCCATGCCAACGGCAGAGGCCACCACCTTGCGGGTCGCATCGCTGGGCGTATGGTAGGGACGGGGCGCCTTTTTTGGGTCTTCTCCAGTTTCCGGCGACCACTCCATCATATCATCCATGGCAATCTCCAGGGGGGGTGTATCCCCCCAAACAACGCTGCAACAGTGCAACACTCCATCAGGGTTGGCTAATAGATCGTATTCAAGCATCAGCTATAACCTAAACAGGACCGGCAATGCAATGCAGGGGGCGTCCTGGGGGATGGGGGGTTGGGGCGTGCCTGTATATCCCGCATAAGCCAGCGCCCGCCGCCGGGGCCGCCGATCCGAAACAAATCCGCCGAATCAGAAACCGGCCCAGGGGCCCCCATGGGGAGCGCCATGGGTCATGACCCAGGCTGGTCGACCGACCGCCCACAGCGCGCCCGTGCGCAGCCCCAGCC